GCACGTCGCCGCTTCTGGCAAGCGATACGACATCGCTAAGGGCATGTATCTCGACGGCGTCTGGACTTGGCCGGGGCGTGAAATTAACTGCCGTTGCGTGAGCAAGTCGATCGTGAGCGGTTTTGACTAAAGGCTAACCATGCCCGAAATGCTGCAGGACCGCATAGCGCTAGACCGCGCCAGCGTCCGCGCGATCGATCAAGACGGCCACATGCACATCGCAGTGGCGCCAATCAGCAAGGCAAATGTGTGCGGCTACTACGGTCGCGAAATCCCCGATGGCGAACGCCTCGGCCTCGATCCTGCGCGGATGTATCAACTTCTGCGCGATCCTGCTGAGCTAGAGAAAGCCGCCCCGAGCTTCAACGCTAAGCCGCTCTTGATCGTCCACAAGCCGCAGACTGCACAGGACCATGACCACGAGCTGACCGTAGGCTCAATCAACAACGTCCGTTGGGAAGCACCCTACCTTAAGGCCGAGTTGGTGATCTGGGACGGCGATGCGATCGGTGCAGTTGAAAGCGGCGAACAACGCCAGCTTTCCGCTGCGTATCGCTACGACGCGGACATGACGCCCGGTGAACACAACGGCCAGCGATACGACGGCCGGATGATCAATATCCGCGGCAATCACGTCGCAATCGTCTCAGAAGGGCGCGCCGGCCCTGACGTTGTTATCGGCGATTCCAAGCCTGCCATCGAAAGGACAAGACCCACATGGCATCCCGTCCACTGTCCCGCAAAGCCGCTCTCGCGATGGGGGCACTGGCGGTTTATTTGAACCCGAAGATGGCGGCCGACGCGAAGGTCGATCTGGCCGCGATGCTGAAAGGCGTCGATGCAAAGAACTGGATCTCGCACAAGCCGAAAATCAAGACGGCACTCGACGCAGCCGTGAAGGGCAAGCTCGCCCAGGACGCCGACATTGCCGACGTGATCGAGATGCTGGACCAGCTCGACAGCATCACGGACGAGGTCGCCGATCCCGCCGCCGCGGTGGATGACGATCCGGACATGAATATGGACGACGACGGCGAGACCATCACGCGACTGAAAGCCGCCCTGAAAGCCAAGGGCATGTCCGACGACGAGATCGAGGCGTTGTGCAAGGCCGCGCCTCCGGCCGCGATGGACGATCCGCCACCGACGCCCGGCACGCCCAAGCCCCCGAGCGAGACTGTCAGCAAGCAGGCCATGGACGCGGCGATTGCGGTCGCTTCGTCTGCAGCCGCGCGTCAGGCCGAGACCGCTACCATCGCTCGCCTGAACGCGGTGCGCGAGGCCGAGCGGTTTGCTGCGCAGTGGGTCGGCGAGCTGAACATTGCGCAGGACAGCGCCGAGGGGGTCTACCGGATGGCCCTGACAACGCTGGGTGTGCCCGATGTCAAGGACGTTCCCGGCGCCGCGCTGAAACACATCCTGATGGCGCAGCCGAAGCCCGGCGCGCGCAGCAATCGGCCGAGCGAGATGGCCGCGGACGCCTCGGCCGCAGCCGGGTTCAACAGCCGCTGGGGCGCGTTTGTCGCCTCGGCGAACTAAGGAGCGCGAGCAGTGACCGACAACTTTCAGCGCCAAGTCAACGTCCAGCCCGCCCCCGCGGTCGCCGGCGACTTCGCCTCGGCAAACCTCTGGTATTCGGTGGATGCCGGACCTGGCGGCTTGATCGCCGGCCCGAACGGTCTGACGATCGGTGCGTTCGCCTGGATCACCCAGCCGCTCGACGCGAACGGCGCGCCGATAATCGCCAACAACTTCGGCTCCGGGCCGGTGGCCGGGTTCGTGCCGCGCAACATGCAGGGTCTGATCACCACCTATCTGACCGAATACGGCATGACGATCCCGACCGGGTTCCAATGCACACTGCACAGCGGCGGCGACTATTGGATCGTGAACAACGGCACCACCGAAGCCCGCCCCGGCATGAACGCTTTCGCCAGTTACAGCAACGGCTTGGCGTCATTCGCTGCGGCTGGCGCGGGAAGTTCGGCCAGCGTGACCGGCGCTATTGCCGCCAGCACCGCCAGCGTGACCGGCTCGATCGCCAACAACATCTTGACGGTCTCCGCGGTCGGCAGCGGCACGCTGGTTCCTGGCGGCATCTTGTCGGGCACCAACGTCGCGACCGGCACGCAGATCGTGGCGCAGCTCAGCGGCACGACGGGCGGCGTCGGCGTCTATGAGGTGTCGATCCCTGAGCAGTCCGTGGCGAGCACAACCATCAGCGAGACCTACGGCACCCTGACTGTGTCCGCGGTCGGCTCCGGCGCTCTTGGTATCGGTGATGTGCTGTCCGGCACCAACGTCACGACGGGAACCAGCATCACCGCGCTGGGCACCGGCACCGGCGGGACCGGAACCTACATCGTCTCGCCGACGCAGACCGCCGCCAGCACCACCATCACTGCCGGCACATCAGTCCAGACCAAGTGGGTCGCGATGTCCAGCGGCGCGCCGGGCGAACTCGTCAAAATCTCGTCGCACCTGTTGGGTTAAGGAGCACTCCCCATGAACGCGATTTCCTTCCCGACATACGACGCGGCGCGCTCCGCTTGGGCGGAAGACAGTGCCCAGCTTGCCCGAAACGGTATCGTTTTTCCCGAGGTTCGCAGCTACCTGCCGAAAGGCTGGCGCGACGACTGGGACTCGGCGGTGTCTATCGCGATGGATGCTCAGGTCGGCCTGTCTTCCACGACACCGAGCGCCGCCATACCGGCGTTTCTGACGACTCTCATCGATCCTGCCGTGATCGAAGTCGTGTTCGCGAAAAACCAGATGGCCGAGATCTTCGGCGAGGAAAAGCGCGGCAGTTGGATCGACGAAACCATCATGTTCGAGGTGGTGGAGCACACTGGCGAGGTTTCCAGCTACGGCGACTACAACAACAACGGCCGGGCCGGCGCCAACGTCAACTTTCCGCAGCGCCAGGCATATCTGTTCCAGACGATCAAGCAGTACGGCGAGCGCGAGTTGGAGCGGGCCGGCCGCGCGCGGCTGAACTGGGCGGCGCAGATGGACCGCGCAGCGGCGACCGTCATGGCCAAGTTCCTGAACTTGACGTATGCGTTCGGCGTGGCGGGCCTCGAAAACTACGGGCTGCTGAACGATCCGAACCTTGCCGCTTACATCGCGCCAGGCACAAAGCAGGCCGGCAACGGTAACGTCTGGATCTACAACGGCAACATCAACGCCACCGCAAATGAGGTCTATGCCGACATTCAGGCGGTGTTCGGCCAGCTTGTGCAGCAGACCGCCGGTGTGGTGGACCGCGCAACGCCGATGACTCTGGCGCTCTCGCCGCAGTCGTCTGTCGCCCTGACGGCGACGAACACCTACAATGTCAACGTGGAAGACCTCCTGAAAAAGAACTTCCCGAACCTGAAAGTGAAGACAGCAGTTCAATACGGCGTGGTCAGTGCGTCGAACCCGCAGGGCATCACGGGCGGCAACGTGGTGCAGCTTATCGCCGAAAATCTCGACGGCCAGGACACCGGCATGTGCGCGTTCAACGAAAAGATGAGGGCGCATCCGGTCATTCGCGACCTTTCCGCCTTCAAACAGAAGGTCACCGGCGGCACTTGGGGCACGGTGCTGAAAATGCCCGTCGCGGTCGCTCAGATGATCGGGGTCTGAACCGATGCCTGGCGTCGTGACAGTCGCGTGCAAAATCCCGAACGGGATCGTGCTGCAGTTGGAAAAACCGGAAACCAAGACCGAGCCTGTTCTTGGCGGCGGTGAACGCGATACCGTTCGTTGGACTCGGGTTGGCAAGCAGATCGTCATCAAAGGCCCGGCGCATCCGATCAACCGTCCGCCCCTGGCGCCCATTTCGAACGGCTATGCCCTGACCCACAACGTCGATGCGGACTTTTTCGCCGAGTGGATGAAGCAGAAAGCGGACACCGCCATCGTGACGGAGCGGCTGATCTTCGCGCACGAGAAACTTCCGTCCGTGGATGCCATGACGCGCGAGAACGAGCGTGTTCGCTCCGGCTTGGAGCCGATCGATCCCGACAACGGCGATGCGCGCGTGCCGAAAGGGATCAAGAAGGACACTCGCACCTAACCATGTCCGGGTGCTGGGCTGCGCCGGTCGCCGTCACGTTCGACTATCCGACGTGGCAGCTTCGATATCCAGAACTTGCGGCCTATGTGCCGGCCGCGGTCGCACAGATGTATTTCGCCGAGGCCGCGACATACTGTGCCAATCCGAGCCGCGTCATCGGTGACAGCGGCACGTTGCTGATAATCCTGAACATGATTACAGCGCATATCGCCGCGCTGAATGCGCCGCTCGGCAATCAGCCATCATCGCCGATCGTCGGGCGCATCAGTGGCGCGACGGAAGGTTCCGTTTCGGTGCAGACGGATTTGCAGGTTCCGGGTTCGGCGGCCTGGTTTGCTCAGTCAAAATACGGTCTGGCGGCGTGGCAAGCGATGCTGCCCTACCGCACTGCGCGATACATTCCAGGCGGACGCTGGGGGCGGCCATACGCAGGCGGAGGCTACCCATGGTGAAGCGGTTTCTTCTGGCGGCACTTCTCACGGTATCGCCCGCGGTCGCGTCCATTCCGCCGCCCGACGCCCCTACCGTCATTCCGCAGACATTCTCGCCGCTCACGGTCACAACGACGCCGCAGACGCTTGCTGCGCTCGGCGTCAGTAGCTCGGTTCCGATCCACTATATTGTAATGATCAACTACGGATCGAGTGTTGTCTACGGTCGCGGCGACGGCAACACGCTCTCGGCTTCGTCCTACACGTTTCAACTATCGGCATCCGGCGGCTCCTATTCGTTTTACGGCAATCCGCTCGGCTATCAGTTGATGTGCGCGACCGGGACGTGCGTAGTTGCGGTGCAGATCTTCAACTGATGCCTGACATCGGTCTGACCGGCGGCGCGGCGCTGGAAGAGCGATTGCGGCAAATCGCCGGACGCGCCGACAGAAACGCCGAGGTGCGGGTCGGATTCCTCGAAGGCGCGACTTATCCAGACGGAACGTCGGTGCCGATGGTTGCCGCTATCCAGGAGTTCGGGGCGCCGAAGGCCGGCATTCCGGCGCGGCCATTCTTTCGCGGGATGATAGCGGCGAAAAGCTCCGGATGGGGCGATGCGGTGGGCAAGTGCCTTGTCGCGAAGGATTACAACTCCAGCGCCGCGCTCAGCCTGGTGGGCGAAGGCATCAAAGGCCAGTTGCAGCAAGCGATTGTGGACTTTGCCGGCGCGCCGCTGGCGCCCGCTACGGTTGCCGCAAAGGGGTTCGACAAGCAGCTTATCGACAGCGGCGTGATGCAGCACTCTGTCGATTACGAGGTGACGGAGGGATGAATCTACATTCCATCGTCTCTCCGATCATTGCTGCGATAAATCCGCCCATCGTCGCCGGCATCCAGCGCAGCACCGGAAGCACAATCGGGCCGGACGGTTCGCGTGTGCCGACATATGCACCGACGCAGTATGTCACCGTGCAGATGCAGAGCCTTCAATATAACGACATCGCCCAGCTCGACGCGCTCAACATTCAGGGCGAGCGCCGCGCACTTTATATCAACGGCAACTGGGAAGGTCTCGTTCGCGCGGATCGGCGTGGCGGTGATCTCGTCACGATGCCGAATGGCGATATCTGGCTTGTTGCTCTCGTATTGGAGAACTGGAGCGAGCGCGACGGCTGGGTCAAAGTGGCCGTTACGAGACAGAATAGCTAATCGTGGAGGCCACTCTAACGCTAACGGAAGTCCAGGTCTTCACGGCCATGGAGGGCTTCCTCACGGCCATTTTGCCGAACGGAACGCCGGTTCTGCGCGGCCAGGACAATCGCGTTCCCGAGCCTGACGATGCCAACTTCGTCCTAATGACGCCGCTCTTTCGCGAGCGCATAGAAACCAACGTCGATACTTACGCCGACGCGACAAGCCCGGTCGGTAATCCGTCCGGCACCCGCAGTTCTCTGGCTCCGACGAAACTGACGATCCAGCTTGACTTTCACGGCCCAGCGTCGGGCGACAACGCGCAGATCGCATCCACGCTGCTGCGCGACGAGTTTGCCTGCGTCGCTTTCGCTGCCGCGCAACCGGGCGTGCAACCACTCTACGCCAGCGATCCTCGGCAAATTCCTTTCACCGATGGCGAGCAGCAATACGAGTTCCGCTGGATCGTTGAGGCTGCGTTGCAGATCAATCCAGTCGTGATCACGCAGCAAGCCTTCGCTGGAACGCTCACGCCGACTTTCATCCCCGTCCCTGCCCCGTAGGAGCCTGACGCATGTCGGCGAGCCTCAATAGCATTCCCGCTTCAAAATATGTCAGCGTCATTCCTGGCGTCCTGGGCGCCGGCGGAAACGCGCTTCAGCTCAACGGGCTGTTCCTCGACTCTACGACGCGGGTTCCGGTCGGGCAGGTGCTTTCGTTTGCTTCTCCGGCCTCGGTGCTCGCGTATTTCGGCGCAGGCACGCCGGCCTATTCTGCGGCGCAGGTGTATTTCGCCGGCTTTACCAACTGCACAGCGTTGCCTGGCGCCATGCTGGTCACTCAGTTTCCGACATCGTCGGTGGCGGCATATCTGCGCGGCGGTTCGTTGTCTGGCGTTACGCTGGCGCAACTCCAAGCGTTCACTGGGACGATCGTCATTGTCGTCAACGGCACGAGCGCGACATCCGGCACGATCAATCTCTCGTCCGCGACCAGCTTTTCAAATGCCGCGACGATCATTCAGACTGCGTTCACGGCGCCTCCGTTCACTGTCACCTATGACAGCGTGGCAAGCGCCTTCGTCTTTACGTCCAGCACCGCCGGCACCGGATCGACGGTCGCCTTCCCGACAACCGGCACGCTGGCGACCGAGTTGGCGCTGACGCAAGCGGCCGGCGCCGTCTTGTCGCAAGGTGCTGCGGTATCGACGCCGGCAGCGTTTATGACGGCAGTCACCGGGATCACCCAGAACTGGGCCTGCTTCACGACGCTGTTCAATCCGGATACCGGCGGCGCCAACACGCAGAAACTCGCGTTCGCAGCCTGGACGAACGGGCAGAACAACCGATACGCCTATGTGCCGTGGGACAGTGACGTAGCTGCAACCCAACAGGGCACTACCACGTCGCTCGGCTATTTGTTGGAGCGGAACGACTACTCTGGCACATGCCCCGTGTATGAAACCGGGGCGCAGTATCTCGCGACATTCGTGCTCGGCTTCGCGGCATCGCTGAACTTTGCGCAAACGGATGGGCGCCAGACGCTTGCATATCGCAGCCAGCCCGGATTGACGGCGAGCGTCACCAATCAGCAGATATCGGACAACCTGGACGCCAACGGATACAATTATCTCGCCGCCGTCGCGACGGCGAACCAGTCGTTCACGTTCATGCAGTCGGGGCTGATCTCCGGCCCGTTCCTGTGGTTCGACAGCTACGTCAACCAGATCTGGATGAACTCGCAGTTCCAGCTTGCGCTGATGGAACTGGAGGTCACAGACGGCAACATTCCTTACAACGCCTATGGCAACGCGCTTATCGAATCGGCGCTTTTGACCCCGATCCAGGCAGCGCTGAACTACGGCGCGATCCGGTCCGGCGGCACGTTGTCGGCGTTGCAGTTGCAGGAAATCGACAACGCGGTTGGCGTTACGGGGGCCGGCCTCGCGGTGCAGAACGTCGGATACTATCTGCTGATCGGGACGGCTTCGCCGCAGGTTCAGGCCGCGCGCGGATCGCCGCCAATCTTCCTGTATTACTTTGACGGGCAGAGTGTGCAGACGCTTTCCATGAACTCTGTGGACGTGGAGTAGCGTCATGGCAAACACAATCACCAGCGCCAACTCCGTCTATATTCTGACAATCCCTGGCGTCTACGCGGTCGGCCAGCAGCTACAGGGCTTCATGGCTGACGCGGCCTTCGCAACCGAAGCCGCCGAGACATCCGAAAACATCATGGGTGTCGATGGCGTGATGTCGAGCGGCTGGGTGCCGCGGATGTATAAGCAGACCATCTCCATCATGCCGGATAGCCCGTCGTCGGTGATCTTCGATGCCTGGGTTGCGGCGCAGGACGCAATTTCGGAAATCTATCCGGCAGCCGCGATCCTGACGATGACCAGCATTGGCCGCAAGTTCGCGATGAACAACGGCGTGATCTCGAACTACAATCCCATCCCCGAGGCGCGGCGCGTGTTGCAGGGCCGGCCGTTTACGATCACCTGGGGCGTGATTGCGCCGCTGCCGTTCTGATGGCGCGGCACGAGACGACGTTCACGGTCACGGATGACAACCGCGACCGCGGTAAGGTCTTCCATATCCGCGAAATGTCGGCCAGGGCCGCAGAAAAGTGGGCCTCGCGCGCGCTCATGGCGGCGGTGCGGGCCGGCGCGGACATCCCCGACGAGATCGCCGGCGCAGGCATGGCGGGCGTTGCGGCGATGGGCATTCGGGCATTCTTAGGCATGCGATGGGATGACGCGGAGCCGCTGCTGGACGAGATGATGACGTGCGTGCAGATCGTCACCGATCCTGGCCGCTCGCCATTTCGGCGCGATGTGACCGATGATGACATTGACGAAGTGAAGACGCTTCTTCGGCTGCGCGAGGAGGTGCTGTCTCTGCATGTGGGTTTTTCTCTGGCCGAGCTGCGGTTGAAGTTGACCAGTTCCTCGCGGACGGACGACAGTTCGCAGAATACCGGAATATCTCCGCCAGCCTCGGCATGATCGTGTCGTCTCGACTCGCCACGCTGCATGAACTCGATACCGTGTATGGCACCGAGGATATGTATGCGCTGATTGAGATCATCACGGTGGACGCGCACAATCAGCGCGTGGCACAGAAGGAAGACTGACTGTGGCCTCGATTGTTGATGCGCTTGTGGTCACGCTGGGTCTGGACGCAAGCCGGTTCACGTCCGGCTCCAAGCAGGCAAGCGCCGATCTTCGGAAAACGAAGGAAGACGCGAACGCCGCGGCCAAGCAGATCGAAGCATCTGGGCGCCAGGCGGCGGAGTTCTTCAAGCGCCTTCGCAACGAAGCGATTGCGCTGTTTGCGACGTTCACGGCTGGGCGCGGACTGGCGGAATTTATCCGCGACATAACGCTTAGCGACGCGGCGACGGGGCGGCTGGCGCATAACCTCGATATGTCGACACAGCAGCTATCGGCGTGGGAAAAGGCCGCCGAGAGCGTTGGCGGCAGCGCGGGCGCAACGGCTAGTTCGTTTGATAGCTTGACGCAGCAGTTTCAGCAGTTCGCTTTGACTGGTCAAAGCAGCGTCATCCAGTATTTCCGCGCGTTGAACGTCTCCATCTCTGATGCCCAAGGCCACCTCAGGCCGCTCGGCGACATCCTTCTGGACTTGGCCGACAAGTTCAAAGGAATGGACCCGGCGCGCGCGCAAGCGTTCGGCCGAGCGCTCGGTCTCGATCCGGGCACGATCACGCTCTTGGAACAGGGCCGCGCCGCGGTCGCAAAGTTGCTGGCCGAAAAAGCGAAGGTCAGTCCAACCGATGCCGATGCCGGCCGCGCGCAGGGTTTGATCGCGCAGCTACAGGATATCCGACAGCAAATTGACCAACTCTTTCGCACGATCCTGAACAACCTCTCGCCTGAGATATCGAAGCTCCTGGCGCAGCTCGACGACTGGCTGAAAAAGAACAAAGACTGGCTCGCGCAGAACATCAGCGCTGAGCTTGAAAAGTTCGTCGGCTGGATCAAGGCGATTGACTGGGCCGCAGTCCAGAAGGGCCTGCATGATTTCATGTCAGGCACCGCCGGCGTTATCACCCATCTCGGCGGCTGGATCAGGGTCACGGAGACGCTGTTTGCGCTGTGGCTTGGCGCAAAGTTCCTGGCAGTGATGGCGAACCTTCGGCTTGCGGCCGGGATGCTGACGCTTGGCGGCGCTGGCGGTGGAGCGGTCGGCGGCTTGCTGGGGTTGCTCACGAAACTTCTGCCGCTGCTGGCGACCGGAGCCGCCGGCGGGGAAGACCCAGATTTCAGCAAGAAAAAGAACGACGAGTTCCTCAGCGGGCGATCTGGTGACGACTTTCTGAGCCGGTTTGAAAAGTGGCTGTTCGGGCGCAGCAGCAGTGGTCCCGGCGGGGTTCTGGGCGACTGGCTTCACCGCGCACTCGGAATGACGCTCGGGACGGTGCTGCGAGGGGGGCGCCCTGCGTCGTCTGGCGGCGGCCTGCGCGCTACCCCGGCATCCTATACCCAAGACGTGCCCGCGGCCGGTGGCGGCGGGTCCAGGGCGCCCGTCAGCGGCATGGGCGGCACTCTTCCGGCCGCTGGCGACGCCCGCGCAGCCGGCATCCGCGACATGCTCATGCGCGACCTTGGCCTGACACGGGAGCAGGCGGCCGGGATCGTCAGCAACCTCCAAGCGGAAAGCGGCTTGAAGGGCATCAACGAGCGCAACCCGGCGGTTCCCGGCTCGCGCGGCGGCTTCGGTTGGGCGCAATGGACGGGGCCGCGCCGGGTGGCATTCGAGGCTTGGGCAAAGGAGCGCAAGCTGGACCCGAGTTCGGATGCGGCCAACTACGGGTTTCTGCTCCACGAGCTGCAGACCAAGTATGGCCGGACCCTCCAAGCCGTGCGCGGCGCTCACTCGGCGCGCGACGCGGCGCGAGAGTTCTTCCACGGCTACGAAACCGGCGGCGCGGCTTCGCTGGAGCGCTGGCTTGGTGCGCATCAGCAATACGCCGATCGGTTCGCTGGGCTGCCGTCGTCTCGCATGGCAGGTCTCGGTCGCCATCCGGCGGGCGATGTGAAACACGGCGGCGCCAAGCTGGCGATGCACGCTCGCGGCAACGTCTCGCACACGTCCAACAGCAGCAGCTCCGAGGTCCATCTTAACGGCCCGATCAGCGTCCAGACCCAGGCGACCGACGCGCGTGGCGTGGCGCGTGGCTTGGGTGGCGCGCTCAAAGAGCATCTGGTTTTCGCGAGTCAGGCAAATTACGCGCTCGCGTGATTAGGGGCGCCACGAATGCCCCTACAGACCATCGCGGTTCCTGCCGTGGCCAATGTCCCGGTCGCGCCAGGCGTGCCGCCAATGGTCGGGGCCGGCACGATTATCGAAAGCGCCGTGCTGCTGACGGCAGACGCCACATCCCTGGCAAGATCGATGCTAGGGCCGCAGTGGGGTCTCTTCACTACCGCCGGCGCCCCGGCCATCGTCGGCGATTCCGTCATCTCTGTTGACCATCGACGCGAAAGCAAGATTTCGGATTATCCTGTCGAAAAGGGCGGATTTGACAGCTACAACAAAGTGCAACTCCCCGCCGACGTGCGGATCACATTCGCATCCTCTGGCGTAGGCTCAATTTTCTCGTCGCTAACTTCCGGTGGCGCGATCGGAGCGGCGCTGTCTGGCGTAGACGATGCGCAGGCCAACCGGACTGCCTTTCTCGCTTCGGTCGAGGCGGCAGCAAACTCACTCACGCTGTTCAACGCGGTCACGCCCGAGGCGACATACTCCGGCTACAATATCATCCACTACGACTACCGCCGCACCGCGAAAAACGGCGCGACGCTGATCCTGGTAGAGATTTGGCTTGAAGAGGTGCGTGTCTCCGCGACCGGGACGTTTACAGCCACGAAGGCGGCGAACGGAGCCTCGCCGCAGAGCGGCGGCACGGTGCAGCCAACAGCCCCCACGGCGGCGCAGTCTGCGGCCGTCAGCAGCGGTGTTGCAGCGGCAGCGGGCAACGTAGGCGCTTCGGCGGCGAGCGGGGCCGCGGGAGCCGTTACGAACGGCGCGGGGGGCAGTATAGGGGGAGCCTTCGGCGGCGGCGCTGCTGCGCCAGGTCCGGCGACAACCGGCCTGGGTGGCTCAAACCCGATTGCCATCTGACATGCAGGTGATCCCACTCAACGCTGTTCCGTCGCAGACTGTTGCTGTCTTATTAGGCACCCAGAGCTGCGCTCTGAACGTCTATCAAAAGTCAACCGGGCTTTTCATCGACGTTCTGTTATCAGGAACGCAGGTGATCGGCGGTGTAATCTGCCTCGACGCGAATTTGATCGTGCGATCCAGCTACTTCGGATTCGCTGGCGATCTCGCATTCTATGATACGACGCTGCAGGGCGAAGATCCGTATTACACCGGCCTGGGATCGCAGTTCGTGCTGATGTGGCTTGAACCGAGCGATTTGGCATGAGCGGTTCATTCGTCCAGCGCGCAATAGACGTGACTTTCACGCGGGCTACGGGCGTTTTTGCGGAGGGCGGGAAGAACACGCTTACATTGTCGGGGCTGCGGTGCTCGGCGGTGATCACGAAAAACGGCGGCGCGTCCTGGGGCGCGCTCGATCTGCGCGTCTACGGCATGACGCTATCCACGATGAACGATCTTTCCACGCTTGGAATGCTGGTGACGACCGATCAGAAGAACTCAGTCTCAGTGTTCGCCGGCAACGTCGGGTCAGCGCTGGGTCTCGTGTTTGAGGGCACGATCTATCAGGCGTGGACGGACTTTCGGCAGATGCCGGAGGTGCCGTTCGTGGTGTCTGGCCAGACCGGGCTGACGGCGGCCGTCACTCCGGTGGCGCCGTCCAGCTACACGGGCGCGGCTGATGTCGCGGTTATCATGGCATCGCTTGCCACGCAGATGGGCCTCGCTTTTCAAAACTCCGGCGTGTCGGGTGTTGTGCTGTCGAACTCCTATCTTTCTGGCACGGCGCTGCAGCAGGCGAAGAACGTCGCGCAGCATGCCGGGATCAATCTCGATATCGACGCGAACACGCTCTACATATGGCCGAAGAACGGCAGTAAGGGTGGCGCTGTTCCGCTCATATCGCCGTCGACGGGCCTGATCGGCTATCCGACATACACAGCGAACGGCATTGACATCGAAGTGCTTTACAATCCGTCGATCACGTTCGGCGGCAAGGTGCAAGTTCAGAGTAGCCTGCCGCAAGCGTGCGGAACTTGGCAGGTGTATGGACTGACGCACGATCTGGAAAGCATCACGCCTGGCGGTGCTTGGAAAAGCTCCGTGCGGCTTGTCAGCCCGCAATACGCCGCGAGCAATGGCGCATGAGCGGCACGGGCCAACAGGACATCACGGACGGCAATGGCGCATTCAACGCCACCTCCTTCCTGGTCCGCCAAATGCTCGCCGAGACGAACACCGCAGACCTAGTAAAAGTTGTTTCGGTCACGAGTGCCGGCGCGCTTGCAAAGGCCGGCGTCGTGGCGGTGCAGCCGCTCGTCAACCAGATCGACGGTCAGGGAAATGCGACGCCGCACGGCACGATCTACAATCTGATCTACTTCCGCATGCAGGGTGGCGCGAACGCGGTCATTCTCGACCCTGCCGTTGGCGACATCGGCATGGCAGCCTATTGCAGTCGGGACATTTCATCCGTGAAAGCGGCCGGCGTACAATCGAACCCCGGCTCGTTCAGGCGGCACGACCGAGCGGACGGCATCTATTTCGGCGGCATGCTTAACGCCGTTCCTACGCAATATGTGCAGTTCTCATCCGGCGGAATCAACATCGTCTCTCCCGGCACGATCGGATTGCAAGCGACGACGGTGGCGGTGACCGGAAACTTGACGATCAGCGGCACCACGATGGGCACGGGCGATGGCGTATTCGCCGGGACGGATGTGCATACGCACGAGCATGGTGGCGTGCAGACCGGAACCGGCAACACGGGAATGCCGATCTGATGAGCCAGTCGCTACTTCTCGACAGGACGCTCTGGGATCTCACGCTAGACGCCCTCGGCAACCTCGCGATCACATCCACTCCATACGCCACCGCTCAGGACGCCGCCTGCGCGTGCCGCACGTTCGCGGGTGAAGTCTACTACGACACAACGCTCGGCGTGCAGTATTTCGGCCAAATGCTGGGTCTTACGCCGCCGATCCAATTCCTGAAATCGCAGCTTGTGGCGGCGGCCATGTCAGCTCCGAACGCGGCAAGCGCTGCGGTCTACATCTCGTCCATCGAGGGACGGAAGGTGTCGGGCCAGGTGCAGGTGACAGATATCAATGGCGTGACGACAACGGCCGGGTTCTGATGTCGTGAGCTACAGTTCCTCCGTCCCCGTTCCGACATTCGGCGCCAACGGTTTCACCGCCCCTACGCAATCCGCAATCCTGACGGGCGTGCAAGCCGACTACAACGCGGCCCTTGGCGGCAATCTGAACCTCGCGTTGAACACGCCGCAGGGTCAGCTAATGACCAGCCAGACGGCGGTCATCGGCATTATGTATGATCTGTTCTGCTATTACTGCAATCAGGTCGATCCCGCCTACGCTGCGGGACGCATGCAGGACGGCATTGCTCGAATCTACTTCATCACGCGCAACGGCGCAGAGCCGACAGTGTTGCAGGTGCAGTGCAACGGGCTGACAGGACTGACAATAGGTGTCGGCGCGCTGATCCAGGACGCATCGGGCAATCTCTATTCCTGCACGGCCGCCGGGACAATAACCGGCCTCGGCTATGTGGTTTTGTCTTTTTCCGCGCAGACCAATGGGCCGATCGCCGTCCCCGGCACGGATGATGTGTCGATCTACCAAGCGATACCGGGTTGGGATTCGGTGACGTGCGTCTCGGGTGTGGTTGGCACAAACACGGAGACGCGGACGGCATTCGAGTTGCGGCGCCAGGCATCTGTAGAGCAGAACGCAGTCGGCGTGCTGCCGGCGATTAAGGGCGCCGTGCTCGCGGTGCCCGGCGTCCTGAACTGCTACGTGACAGAAAACGACTCCGCTTCGCCGGCCACGATCGGCGGCGTGACGCTTGCGGCAAATTCGATCTATGTCGCGGTAGTCGGCGGAGAGTCTGCCGCCGTCGCGCAGGCCATCTGGACGAAGAAGCCGCCGGGCTGTGCCTACAACGGAAACACGACAGTCACGGTCTATGACACCAGCGCCGGCTACACGTCGCCTTATCCGAGCTACGCTGTCACCTATGAAACGCCCGCGCCGCTCACGATCTACTTTGCCGTATCGATCCTGAACAGTTCTGGCGTTCCGTCGAATGCGGCGGCGCTTGTGCAAGCCGCGATCCTGCAATCCTTTGCCGGCGAGGATAGCGGAGCGGCTGCCGGCATCGGCGCCGAGATACTGGCCTCGCGCTACTATGCAAACATCGCGACGATCGGCGCCTGGGCGCAGATATACTCGCTTGCGATCGGCTCGGCCAATTCGCCCGCCGCGACGTTTACCGCCTCCATTTCTGGCACCACGATGACGGTTTCCGCTGTCGCGTCGGGAACGCTCGCGGTTGGGCAGGCGGTGACGGGATCAACCGTTGCTGACGGAACCTACATCACTGCGCTCGGATCTGGCACGGGCGGGACCGGAACCTACACGCTCGGCATTACGCAGACAGTGGCGAGCGGAACGCTCTATGCGGTGGCGCCCAGCCTGACCGGCATGCCGGTGAATATCAATCAGGTCCCTTTCACGTCCGCTCTTGACATCAAAGTGAGCTTGCACTGATGAGCGGCAATAGTCCCGGCCTGATATACGGACAGTCTCCTACGGCGGAGCAGTGGAATTCCTACTTTGCGCAGAAGCAGGACTACTCCGAGATCCTCGCGAACGTCATAGCGCAGGGCGGCGCGCCCGCCCTGGGTGCGGTGGTGCCGCTGACTGGCGGCGTGACGATGACCGGAGCGTTTAACGTTGTGGCTGCAGCGCCCGGGAGCGCGCAGCCGGCGCAGATTTCGCAGGTGGTGTCGAACTACGGCGGCACCATGACCGGCAACCTCACGGTGCCGGGCGTGCTGGGGCCGGCGGGTGTGCAGATCGTCGGGGCCATCAACGCGACCGGCACGGCCTCGGTGTCGCCCTCGGTGGACGCCGCGACGCACTATGCCGGGGTGGCGGTCACGCAGACGCAGCCGGGTTCAAACGCAAGCGCCGGGTCGCTCGTCCAAACGCTCACCGAGGACCGCACCGGCCCCGGCGGCAACAATTACGCCTATCAAAACAACCTCAACGTCAGCACCGAGTATCTCTCGAACCCCGGCACGGCGTTCAATTATTCAGCCTTTGTTAGTTCCGACACCGCTACGGTTCGCACTGGTTGTGATAACCCATCCGGTTCCACGTCGGTCGGCAATAGCGGCTACGTGGTGACGTATTCTGCCGTCAACGTCGGTTATCCGAACGGCTCGTCCAACGCGGCCCTGATGGCGGCCTATGTCGGCAAGCCGCTGCTGCCGCAGGTCTGGGCGCGGAACGGCATCGTCGCGACCAGCTACGTCGATCAGTACAACAACGTCTATGTTCTGGACGTGCCAAGCAATGTCTCGGGCGCAATGAACTGCGACGAAGAGGACATGGTCCTTAATAATCTGGACGTGAACTTCTGGCGTAGCGGCTACATCCTGAACTTCTTCAATCAAGCAAGTCCCGGCGCATCGTCCAACGCCGGCACGCCGGCCACGATATTCCAGTGCTTCAGCGCCGACACGTCCGACTGCACGTATGCCCAGGTCGGCTACCGAGCGGGCGGCTGCATTGGTTTCTCGCTCGATAGCCGAAACGTCACCGCGCCCACGGCGGTCACGAGCGCGGCCCACAACGCAGCGGCCACGAATGCGCCCGCCGGCACTCCGGCTCCCGCAGCGGCCCCGGCATCGATCGGCGGTGGCGCGGTTATCCACGTTGATAGCCCCAGCCCGCACAGCACGCAGTTCGGCGGCATCTACGGGTTTGTCCACGGCTTTCGGGCGATGGGCGAAACGCTCTCCACCGTCTCGCCGTCGAACCCGTTGCACATCAAGTTCGTGGCTTCCGGCAACGTCTACCAGGCTGTCGGCTACCAGATGGACGGCCCCGGCTACGAGGGCGGCTATCTGCAACTCTCGACTTCGCTGCAATCCGCTGACACCGCGCTCGGGCTGACGATCACGCGCGACACATTCTTCGGCATCATGAACACCGGCCAGCTTCTCGGCTGGGAAGCAACCGGGACCTATCACAGCGGGTGGGACAGCACGCAGTTCGGCGGTGCCGGCGGGCTGGTGACGAACTCGAACCAGCTCATCACCGGCAATCTGACGATCGGCCCGAACCCGGCCACGGCCAGCACGGACGGGAACACATACAAGCTCACCACGTCCAGCCGCGATGGCGGCCATTACGTGCAGTGGAACCAGTATTCGGGCCAGACAGAGTGGTATGACTCCGGCACGGCGCTGGTGCTAGCCTACAGCTCGGCCGGCCTCAACCTCCCGACCGGACACTACTCGGTTGCTAGCGTGCAGGTGGTCGGCGCCCGCAACACTGGATGGACTGCCGGCACTGGCACGACGAACGTCCCGAACAAGGGCACGATGAACTACGACACGGCTACGCTGGCGCAACTTGCCTCGCGCGTGTTTGCGCTTGAGCAAGCTCTGTTCGCCGCGACCGGCCACGGCCTCATCGGAACCTGACGCCATGACGGAAGAAGAAATCGCCGCCGCGATGGCGGAGGCCGCGTCCGCGCAGCAAGCCAAAATAGACGCCTGGCACGCCGCCATGGAGCAACACCGACAGGACGTGGCCGATCACCACGCGCGCCGTCTGGAGCGGAACCGGGCGAACCAGGAGCGGCACCGGCTGGCGGCTGTTGACCACGCGCGGAGGCGATACGCAGCGGCCGACATCGCAGCCGACGCGGCCGACAAGTAACACAAGAGACTTCTGCCAAAATGTCTGAAACCTTTAACCCGACCGTAAACGGCATCGGCGCGTTCGCCATCGGTATCAGCTCGATCGGTTCGCAATCCCCGCTGAACCCGTGGGACACGATCATCAGCCAATACGCCAACAGTCCGTCGTTGGTGCAAATTATCTTCAATCTGTGCGGCTACCTCGATCCGACCGCGCTGTTCGATCAGTTTTTCAGCCTTATCTGGAATCTCGACACCGCGCAGGGATACGGTCTCGACGTATGGGGCCGCATCGTCGGCGTTAATCGCGTGATCGCGGTGCCGACTGGGGACTATTTCGGTTTTGCGGAAGCCGGTGACGACTCGGAGCAACCGTTCAACAGCGCGCCGTTCTACAGCGGGCAGCCCAGCACCGAAAACTACCCACTGTCTGACGACGCCTTTCGAACGCTGATCTACGCAAAGGCTCTGGCTAACATCTCGAATGGTTCCAGCGCCAGCATCAACCAGATATTACTTATGATGCTCCCAGGTCTCGGCAACGCCTACGTGACGGACGGACTCAACATGACTATGACCTACACTTTCGACTTCACGCTCACGCCGCTTCAATACGCCATCGTGGTTACGTCTGGCGTGTTACCGAAACCGGCCGGCGTGGCGCTGACGATTGTTCAGGGGGCCTAAGTGCTCGCATCCGGCATCCCGGCAAAATTTCCGATCCCGTTCGCCAACGGCGCTGGCTCTTCGTATATTCGCAATGTGCCTCAGGCATCACAGATAGGGGTGCAAGACGGCGCAGCTTCGCTCACGGACGGCTTTCCTCCGCTCTGCTTTTCGCCGATCGCTTCCGGCGGAAAGTGGCCATGGGGCGAGGATGTCAATGGCCTTTTGAAGCAAATCACGCAGTGGAATCAGTGGCAGCAGGCCGGAGCGCCTGTCGGATACGACGGTTCGTTTTCCACCTCGATCGGCGGCTACCCGAAGGGCGCGATCATCGCGGCGGCGGCCACAACCGGCGCAAGTTGGCTGAGCACTGCCGATAACAACACCACGAACCCTGATGCGGCCGGCGCCGGATGGCTGTTTCTGCCGCCAGAGACATGGGTTGCGGCGGCTTGGACGGACACCGGCACTACGAATGCCGTTGCGGTTACAATGTCGCCCGCGCCCGCCTCGCTGGCCGCTCTAACGGGCGTCCCGATCACAGCCCGGTTCGCGAATACAAACACGGGCGCTTCGACGTTCAACCCGAACGGGCTGGGTGCGACGGCTATCCATCAGGGCGGCGTCGCGCTTACCGGCGGCGAGGTAGCAGCCAACTCGTTCGGGGTGCTGAAATATGACGGCACTCAGTTTGAGCTGATCGGGACGGGCGCAGGCGCGGTCAATGTCGGCAACGGCGTTGCTGGCAAGCAAGCTGTCAACATCAGCCAGTTTGGCGCGTCTCTGACTGGCACTGGATACCAATACATCGCCGGGGGACTTATCATTCAGTGGGGCCTGGTTTCCGTGACGGGCACAGTTCCACACACCTACACGCTTCCGGTTGCCTTTCCGAACGCAGGCTTGGCGATCGTCATCAGCTATCAAGGTGAGGTGCCACCGACATCCGGAGCGGTCGGAGCACAATTCACGACAGCCTACAGCTTCGTCGCGACGAACACCGCGTCTTCCACCAATGGCTGCCACTTCATTTGTGTTGGGTGGTAGCGATGGCGCTATTGGCCTATTTCGACTCCACACAGCCCGCGCCGCAGCCGGTCCTTGCTTGGTATGATACGGGGGTCATTGCCTATCCGGCGCTGCCGGCATCGGCCAATCTGCTGCAGCTCACGCCGACCCAGTGGGCATCTCGCATGACGGGCCTTTGGGCCGTCCAGGGCGGCGCGCTGGTGGCCTCTACGGCGCCCGCGCCAACCTTGGCAGAGGATGCTATGGCGGCCATCGGGGCGGGCCTGATGATCGCTCTGTCTGGCTCTGTGACGCTGTCCGCGACAATCTTCCCGACCGATCCGGTCACGCAAGCCAAGCTGGCTGCGGTGGTGACGACACTGACGGCAACCAACGAGTTCCCTGGCGGTGCTGCGAACTATCCGTTGAAGAGCGCGTCCGGCGAGTGGCACACGTTTACTGTCAACCAATACAAGGCCGTCGCTGGCGCAATCGCGAGTTACGTGGCGGCGCTCGATTTGATTATAGACGGCAATCCGTTGTCCGCAACGGCGCTTCCGGCCAGCAGCGTGTCGCTGGCCGTGTAATGACAATCTCTGTTGCCCGCACCATCACGTTGCAGCCTCCGGCGCCGACGCCCTGGGCGCCATACATCACACCGTCTCTGCCGCCGTGGCCCGTCAAGCAGCCGGAAGACGAACTCGACTACAGCCTGGACTTCACCGCGCTGCTAGACGACGTGGGAGATTACATCGCTTCGGCATCGGTATCCATGGCGCCGTCTGGCGGCTCCGATGCGCAGCCCACGCTGCTGTCGATCTACGGCAATCTCGTCACTGTCTGGATCTGCGGAGGCGTCGCTGGCCGCACTTCAATGGCGACGATAGGAGTCCAGACGACGATGGGCCGAACCTTCGAAATGTTCGTCAACATCCAGGTTAGCCTTCTGTCCGCGACTTGGCCGCTTCCGGCGCCAAGCAGCACCGGACCTGGACCTGTGACGACGCAGGCAATTCTTGTCGCGGCCGGCAGTTACGGACTCCAGACCGCATCCGGCGCCTACATCGGCCTCGCCCAGATCCAGGCTTAGGATAGTCATGTCCGGCAACACATATCCGAACCAGGCGCATCAGTTTCCGGTTCTGGAAAACATCGGCACAGCCCAAGTCGCGATCTACGCTCAGATCAACACGGGCACGGTCATCGCCGGAGTGACGCAATGGGCCGATGGCCAGATGACGCCGGCACAGATCGGCACCATCGCCGCGGACATTATCGGCCTCGGCACAGTGGCGGCGCAGTCGCTCCTGGGCAACTCCGGCACGATAGCGGGTGTGCCCGGCGGCGTGCCGATCAGCAACGACCTGACGATCTCCCAGGGCGCCACGCCGACGCTTGGACTTGGGCCGACGATTGCGCGGACCTCCACGACGCTGCCGGCCGGCGCGACCACGGCTGACTTCACAATCACTAGCGGAACCCTGGCAGCAGCGTCGTCGCTGGCCCGCACCGCCGCCACGCTGCCGGCCTCGGCTACGTCGGCCGACCTCACCATCACATCTGGCACCCTCGCTGCGGCGGCCTCTCTCGCCCGCACGGCCGGCGTGCATCGCCATTTTGCCACCGTCGCCGCACTTGGAGCTTATGCACCGACGCCGCAAGACATCGCCCTAATCACAGCCGGCGGCGTATCGACCGACGTTCAGGGCTACTACGTCCGCAACGACTTCGGCGGCGGCACGTTTGACCTAGTGGCGCAGGGCAGCTACGCGTCGGACGGGTTTTCTTACTTTCCCTCGGCGACGGCCGGGTACGGCTGGGCGCGACGCATGCCGTCGTGGGGCGTCTGCCCCGAGATGGCGGGCGCGGTCGGCAACTACAGCTACGCGCTCTATCAGGTTGGCACCGGCCCGATGGGAAGCACGAGCGTTGTCAGCAAGGACATGGCCGCGTTCAACATCATCTTCGCCTACGCGGCGACGATCAACGGCATTCGCATTGTCCTCAACGCCGGCAAGCGATACTACCTTGAGACTCAAGCGTCAGAGTTCGTTCCGCCCAACGTCTCCATCGAGGGGACGCTGGCGACCGTGAGCAACGGCGCTTCCTACACACAGACCAGCATCATGCAGACCCAGCTCGTGTTCGCGAACCCCGCTGGGTTTAAGTTCTCCGACGGCTGCTCGATCCGGCGCTTTACGGCCTGGGAGGCCGGCCTGATCGAGAACCCCACGACGCTAGCTCAGGCGCGCGCCGCGTCGGCTCGCTGGGCTACCGCTCAGAGCGGCTACGGCAACGCGACGATGCCGGTGACGATGACGGTCCCGCAGGGCGTGAAGGGCGGCGCGTCGTGCGTGCTGCCGGTAGCGTCGATCTCGGGTCTCTACGAAGGGTGGGCGGTCACGGCCGCGAACAACGCCATCCCGCCAGGTGCCAAGATCGAACAGTTCTATCAGTGTTCGTTCACCGGCGCGATCAGCGGCAGCACGCTGACGGTCTCGGCCGTCACCAGCGGAACGCTGGCCGTGGGCATGTACGTCCCCGGCGCCGTCGACGGGACCTACATCGCCGCTTTCGGCACGGGCACGGGTGGCGTCGGGACCTACACCGTCAGCGTCTCTCAGACGCTCGCCTCTGTCAGCATCACGTCTACGAACATCGTGATCGCGCTCGGCGCGATGAACAGCAGCATCCCGGCGGGGACCGAGATCACCTTCTTTGCCTGCACGAACTGGCTGTTCTTCACTGGTGACGGCGTGATGGAGGAGGTCCAGGTCATCGGCGCCCACACCGGCGTCGTCTACGGTGGCAACGTGCTGATCAGCAAATGCACCGCCGACTGCGGTGGCGTCGGGTTCGAGGCTTGGAACAACGGCGCCAACGGGTATCTCAAAGATTGCCGAGCCTACGGCATCTACTCGACCGGCGTGTCCGGGAGCGACGCCTACGGCGGCGCCGGCTCGCGGCAGGGCATCGGCTTTCAGTCGCACGCAGCTAACGGCGGGTCGAACACGGGTCAGTGCTGGAGCGACTGCGTTGCGGAGGACTATGCTTTCGGTATGGTGCTCGGTGGCACCGGGTCCGGGCAGTTCGGCTCGAAGATTTGGAGTTTTGGACCCGAAACCACGTCGAACAACAACCTACCGAGCTTCGCCATTCTGATCATGGGCGACGTCCGGATCACTGAGTTTCACGCCTGCTACACCGGCACCGTCGATCACAGCGTCGGTCTCTACTGTAACACCATTAACTCTTGGGTCTCTTTTTACGGTTGCACGTTCGGCAACGATAACTCGGCCTCTACGGTGCCGGTCGTCGACGTCGGACCCGGCGCGCGCGGCGCGATGTTCGGCACGGTCCTCAACAGCGACGGCGACAACTACCTCCTGAACTTTGACCCGAACGTCGGCTTCTTCGCGGCCGTCTGGCCCCAGTATGCCGGCGGCATCGTGCCCGGACACAACATCCCAGCCGGGGCGGTCGGGCGCGTGCTCATCCTGCAGGGTGACTACGGCCCGTTTCAAGAGAGCAACCAGACGGTCTTCATCTTGCCGAACCTGCCGACCGTCGCGCCGAGCGCGGTCGGGCAGCTCTACGTCAACCAGAACGGTGGCCTGGTGCAGGTCCCCAGCAGCGGGATCGGGATCGGCGCCGACCGGCGCGCGACCACGACCGCGCAGGGCACGCTCACGCTCGGCGACCTCGGCCACACTATTTTCGTGGCGATCGGGACCACGGCCGCGCAGGAGATCTACCTGCCACCGCTCCCGGCGCTCGGGACGCCGGTCGTTCAGATCGTGGACGATCAGGGCATCGCCAGTCCGACCCTGCCGATCGTCGTCAACGCGAACGGGTCAAACCTCATCAACAATGCGGGGACAGCTATGATCGAGAGCGCGGGCGGTTCAATCAAGCTCAAGGCGGGCGCTACCTGCTGGAGGTTCGTCTGATGCGCCGCGTCCTTCTCGGGCTACTGGCCGCGCTCGCGCTCGCTACCGGCGCCCGCGCTCAACAGAATGTCGTCACGCCGAGCACGCTGAGCGGCTTCAACGGCATGCCGCTCAAGGTAGGCTCACTAAACGGTTGGGGACTCGGCCTCGTCGCGCAGGACCAGTGGACGGCGACCCCTGCGTCGGGTGGAACCGGCAACGCCGTCGGCGACGTTCTCACGCTCAACGACGGCTGCGCGACGCACGCTAAGCTCGCCGTCGTCGCAGTTACGAGCGGCGCCGTCACGCAGGCGCTCACGACGGTTAGGGGGAGCTGCGCGGTAGCGCCGGTTAACCCGGTAAGCGTGCTCTCGACTACGGGCGTCGGCGCGGGCGCGACGTTTAACGTTGCCTGGGAGCCGGAAGCGTCTTCTCTGTACGTGGCGCCCTCGGCGAACGGCAACCTCTTCCTCACCGACACCACGAGCCCGCAGGCCGGCCTCTACGGAGGCGAGAACGTCTTCATCGCTCACGGCGCCGGTGGCGCCGCCACGGGTAACTCAAGCTTTAACACGTTCCTCGGTCTCAACGACTTCGGTATCGGCGGTGGCTCTCCTACGGTCATCAGCAGCAGCACCGGCGTCGGAACGGACTGCGCGCGGGACATCACGACCTCAGGTGGCACGATAACCGGGATTGATTGCTTCGGCGCCGGAGCGCTGTCGAAGCTCGGCTCCGTGTCAATCTCCGGCAGCTTCAGCAGTATCGGAGCGTTCGGCAACCACTCGTTTGCCAATCTCACCGCTGTTGGTGGCAACGGTTCGCTCGCGGTCGGCCCCAACGCCGGCTACGGCGCGTCCTCCGGCCTGACGGTTGGCAACTCGACGGTGATCGGACCGGCCGTAGCGCAAAACGCCACCTATATGAACAACGTTCTGATCTTAGGCACGGCGATAGCTCAGACCGCGCTAAACGATCAAGATGTGATCCTCATCGGCACGGGCGCCACCGCCGTCGAGCCGCCGACGACGACGACGAACGACTACCTGAACTTCAACAACATCTGGACGGCGACCAGCATCAACGTGCCTGCTTCGTCGGTCTCGACGTTCGCCGGCACGCTGACCGCTCCGAGCGTCAAGGCTGGAACGAGCGGCTTCGGTCTCGGCACGACGGTCGCGATGAACCTCCTGTCCAACGTCAGCTCGCCGATCCTCAGCCCCGAGACCGCGAACATACCGACAGCGACCGGCGTCTACACGGGCGCTCCGCTGATCAGCGGCTGGACCGACACGTCGACCGCGACGGGCGGCGGCATCTACTCCCAGATGGCTACGGACAACGTCACCCTGTTAGCCAGCGGCACGAATCATTACGGCATGGAGGAACGCACCCTTCAGACGGTGAACAACGTCACTTACAGCGGCGAGCTTAACGTGACGAAGTTCTTGCTACGACTCGACGGGGGCACGTTGTACGGTGGCGAGGCGGTCGAGTCGTCGGTCGATAACTTTGCGCACACGAGTGAGGCGGCCGCCTACACGACCGATCTCTACAATGAGGCGGGCGCGACTGTTACCGGCTACATGGTTGGATTGAACATCGGCTGGACAAACGCTAACACAACAGCGGGGTCGGTTGCCAACTTCATCGGGATCAACTGCATCCCGATGATCGGCGGCGGCGCGGTTCCCTACTATTCTGCCTGCTTGCAGAACTTTGACCCGACGCAGCGCATCGTGACGATGGGGCACCTCGCCCTGCGCTCGAACGGCACCACGAACCCCAGCGTCACCGCGTGCGGCACGTCCTGCCCGACGCAGCTCACGACCAACAGCGACATGAGCGGCGTCGTCACCGAGGGAACGAGCGCGACCGGCTTTACGCTGACCTTCTTGATCAACGACAACTACGTCTGCAGCTTGTCTCCGCTCAACGGGGCCGCCGCGACGGACATGGCCTCGTCGTCGTGGAGCGCGCCGCAACCGTCCTACGCCAGCCCGTGGGTCGTCGCTCATCCCAGCTCCAACGGTGCCTCGTTCCGCTACCTCTGCACAACGACGGGTTAGACCAATGAAACGACTGACGATCCTCCTCGTCCTGCTGCTGCCCTGCGCGGCGTCCGCCCAGCCCGCACCCGATATGGTGCTGCTACCCCGCACCCTCGCTGAAGCGGTCCGCACCTGGATCGGGCACCCGGACGCCACGACCGCCGTGCAGCTCTACGCGGCCCTCGAAGCGTGCGAGGCGGCGAACGCGGCGCACCCGCCGGCGCGGGACGACTGCCCGGCGGTCACGGCCGCGCTCAGGGCGCAGCGCGATGCCGTCGCCGAGGCGCGCAAGACGACCAAGCCCGAGCCGGTTCCGGCGACCCCGTAGATTGAGCGAAGAGTGAATCCAATGCACAGCGAGCGACCTATCACCTGGCGTCCTGGCTACATCGCGCTCGGCTCCGTCATGCTCGTTTTTGCAATCAAGATGGATGAGACGGAAATCGTCAACCGCCCCCACTGGATTTGGTTTCACAACCACGGAGAGGCGTGGCAGTGGAGTTTGATATTCTCCATCGTCTCGCTCTTGTGTGCGTGGGGGGCGATATTCGGAGGCGCTGTGCGCGTTCTTTCTAAGTTGGCGCTCTGCACGGCATTCGGGCTGATTGCATGGGCGCTCTACTGGGGGGCGCCGCATGGCATTGATATG